CTGCCTGATTACCTTCACTTAAATTCTCTGAATTGTCTCTTTGAACACCAGCATTATCTGGGAAGTATGACTTCCTTAATGTTGATATTTTCTCACGATAGGATGCTTCACTTTCAAACTCAACATTTTCTATTAGATTCGCAAGCTTGTCCCTTTGTGTTTGGGCAAGTCCTTCGGTTACATCTGCAAAAATTACATCTGCAGTTGATTCTGATAATCTTTTGTTAAGAGCAACATTTTTGTTTATTTGCTCGTTGAGTTTTTCTTCCATTTCATCAAGTTTATCTACCATGCTCTCGATGACATCATATTTTTCTTCAGGGATTGTTACATAATGTTCTTCAAAAAGACCTCTCATTCCATTTAAGAATGATTCAGTCATTTCAGATTTAAGACCGTGCTCTATAGCAATCTTGTTTTCTTGAACCCATTCGTCTGCAACGTATTCAAGATAAGAATCTACACGAGTGCTTAATTCTTCCTTTATAGAAGAAACTTCTTCTACAAGTTTTTCTTCATAAGAAACTTTAATTTGTTCCTTGATTTCTGAAAGTTTTGATTTAATCGCAGCTTCAAAAATTGTCCTTGCTTTATTCTGGAATTCTTCAGAAAGTTCTTCACCTTCTAGAAGTGCTTGAATGTCTTGCTCAACATCAATTTCCTCTTCTTCAGATTCAGCAACTACTTCTTCATGCTCGATTACATTTCCATCAGCATCTTTTTCGTGATGTTCAGCAACTGCATCTTCAGTAGTTTCTGGTTCTTCGGCAACAACTTCGTCCGTAGTAGTTTCTTGTTCAGCGACTACTTCATCTTCAGGTTTTTGCTCTTCCTCCTTCATTCCCGCTGGAGCAGGATCTGCGGATTTAGCACCTTTATTAACAACATCTTTTACTTGCTTTAAAGAAGTACCAGGTGTTTTTAATTTGTTTGAATCATCGTCTGGTTTTGAATTTTGTGGGGTAGGACCACCTAAATCTTCATATGATGCGGGAGTTCCACCTGTGGTTAACTTCGGCATTGGATCAGATTTAGCAGCACCCTTAGTTACTACGTTTTCCATTTCTTGTAAATTGTTGCCAACGGACATTTTTTTTATTGAGATTTGATTTAATCTGTATTTATTTATAGAACTTAAAGATTTGATAAAAAATCGTTAAAAAGATTTAACTTATGTTCTTGAAGTCTTTTTTGATCAACGAGTGTATTAATTCGTTTCTCGGTTTGTTTTGCGAGCTGTTCACGAAGGATTCCACCTTCCCAAATCCACTCTTTTCCTTCCATAATTCCAGACACAAATGCATCAGGTGCGGAAGGATCGGCAACGATATCAGCAGCAGTTGCCAACATGAAATCTTCACCTACAACTTTGTATCCTTCATTCGTTGTTCTTAATGAACCAATACCACGAGAAGAAACTCCTAACATTACACCTTCATCTAAAAGTGATGATGCAATTTTACCCATTGGTGTATTGAGTAGTTGTGCTTTACCTCTAAAATTATTTCCTTCTTGAGCGAGAGAAACTATTTTATGAGAAACACGATCAAGGTTTACTGTTGGTCCTTCTGGATGACCAAGTTCACCAAGAGCTCTTCCTTTTTTAATAAAGGATTCGTTGTATCTGCCAACTTCACGAGAGAGAGTTTCGACAGGATACATTCTACCATTTCTATTTTTGATATTTCCTTGTAAGAAAACACCCTCAATATAAAGTTTCTTATTAGATCCTTTGCCTTCAGTTACGAATTTAACTTTTTGAACTTCTTCTGTAATTAATTTCATTTTTCTTAATTGGTAAATCCTACAGCGGATGCTAGAACAGCTGTATTTGCAGCAAATATAACATCGGTTGGTTCTTTTTCAAACACTTCACTAGTTGATCTCATTACTGTAAAACTACCTAAAGTTGTTCCACCTGCTGTATCTTGAATAGTAACTAAATGATCTGCACCAGTAGCAGTATTCACAACACGAACTACTCTAGCATTAGATAAACTAGTTGCAGTTCCGACTGTTGCTGGTAAAGCTGCTTCAGCACCTTTAAGTAAAAGTCTCATCGTTACTCTTCTCCATCTGGTTGTGAATCTTCTTCTGGTTCTGCAAACATAGAATCTGCCACATTAGGACGAATACCTTCTACCCTTTCAGCAGCTTTTGTATATAACGCATCTTTAATATCATCTGCTACTTTAGCGGATGATGAATCAGTTGCTATCAAATCGACAATGCTTTCCATAAATTTTACACTTTTTTATATCAATTATTTATATCTCGGCTTTTTTGGTATCTTTTTGTACCTGTGCATCAGTAAGACCACCATCTATTTCTGGTTCAACAGGAACATCTCCCATCATTCCCATTTCACCTTCTGCTGGTAAAGGTTCTCCAGTGATTGGATCAACAGCACTTGGATCAGGAATAATTCCATCTTTAATTTCCTGTTCAATTTCTTTATCTATTTCTTCAATTTCAGTTTCAGTTTGACGAAGAACTTTTGTTCTTACATAATGATTAGAATAATACTTGCCAATATAAGGTTCAATTGTTGCTAAAGTTCCAAGTCTTTCATTTACCAATTCAGATTCTTTTAATTCAGCAAATTGATTATCGTATAAGAAATCATATTGAATATGATCATTAATACTATCCCAATCTTCTGGTGTAATTATATTTTTTAATATCAATTGTGTCTTAAGCATATCTGAAAATAGATTTGCAAATCTTTTTCTTAAACGTCCAACAAATTTAGCAAATTTTAATTCATCTCTTAATATCTCAGAAGATCTTCCTAAATTAAATCCACCATCACTTGCGATTCTAGATTCGGGAACACCGAGTGCTCGATATAATTTTTTCTGGAAATATTCAATATCGCTAAGTTCACCTAAGTTTTGTCCACCAGGTAAAGTTGTAATTTCAGTTCCCCTTCCACCTTCTCTTCTTGGTAGCCAGAAATCTTCCATCATACTCATATGTTTTCGATCATCACGAATCTCACCAGTAGATGCATCATATACTAATTTATTTCGATAACGCATCATTACATCACGAAGATATTGTTCCGCTTTTACTTTAGGAAGATTACCAACATCAATATAAAATATTCTTCTTTCTGGTGCTCTTGATAATCTATAAATTACAAGACTATCCTCAATCATTCTTAATTGATTAAGTGCTTTAATTGCTTTATGTAAGTATGATAAACAAGAACCTTTATTACGATCAAACAATCCAGAAGTTACATATGAAACTGAATCTTTGGCAATTTTAATTTGTGTTTTTGAAGCTCCACTACCACCAGGCGAATAAACTCCTGTTGGATAACTTGGTTTTGGTGTATATACATAATATTCTTCTATTTCTGGATAGATATCTTTTTTAGGATCTACCTCATAAGCATTTGAAATATTAACATCATTAACTCTATTCTTTTTATCTTTTTTCTGCTGTCTTACATACTTCATCTTCATCGGATCAATATATCTGATCTCTTGAATACCATCTTGTGGTTTTTTAACATCAATTACTTTTAGATAAAATAATCTACCATCAACATACCAATTTCTAAAAATTTCATGAGATTTTTTATCAAAATCCATCATTTCCTTGATAGATTTAAATTCTTCTCTTATTGAATCCTTTACTTTATCGCTTGCATTTACGTTTGATAATTCTATTTCAATAGGAGAATCATACAAATCACTAACTAAAGCTTCATTTACCACATCTTCAATCGCAGCATCAGCTTCTGGATGTAATGACATCTCACGATATCTCTTAATTAGATCATATTCAGTTCGATATCTACCTTCTATATCAACATAGGATCCATAAAAACCAGATTGCACAAAATAATCAACACCGTCCTCATTATTTTTAGGGACGGGTGATATTACTGAATCTGCCTTTTTTGAGGAATCATCAATAGAAAATCCAAAAAGTCTAGGCATGGTATAATTTTTCTTTAACTATTAAGTATTATAGCACTATTTAGCGATTTAGCCTATGTCTTCGCCACCAGCATTGGTTCCAACACCTCTAAGTGCTTCCCACCACTGAACCTGAAGTTCAACTGTAAATTCTTCAATAGTGTCAGTAGTTTCATATGATAAATCAATCTGACTTATATTGGTTGGGAATACATCGTGGAATTTATAAGTTCTAAGTGTAGATCCATCACGATCTAACTGATGAACATAAGCGTCTGGTTGATAATCTGCTGGATTAACAGTTCCAGTAGCATCTTCCATCTTGTTAATAAGATTCATCCACTTTTCAAAAGCAGAACGAATACCAAAATCAAGATCATTGATGACTGTAACAGTCCATGTATCAAATGTTCTTTCTCCAGCAATTTTTAATATTCTTCCTCTGAAGTTAACTTCAACAGGAGTAATATTAGATGCTGGTAGTGCGGCTGCTTTTACTAAAAATCTTGATTTTTCCTTAACATCGTTATCAATTGCTAACTGTTCAGGAAATGCGATTTCAACTTCAAACAGATTGGGTCTTGTACCGCCACCCGCCAATTTACTTTTAAACCCAGTAATGGTTCTTAGTGGAGGTCTGTTAAATTGGGTTGCCATAGTTTTTCTATTCCTCTAAATGGATTAAACGGTACCGATTACTTCTTCAAACGAGATTCCAGTTCTCGTGGCGACGAAAGTTAGACCAATGAAATTGATTGATCTTGATGGTTTTATGAAAATGTCAGCAACAAATTCATTATTATCTATAACAGCAGCAGTGTTATTTGTCTCATCACAAACAACTCTAAAGTCTGTAACACCTCTCTTGGATTGAACATCACGCATGAAAGGTTCAACAATGTTTACAAAGTTTGTCCTTGTAATTTCATCGTTGAATTCAAATAGTTGATCTCTAGCAGCAGCAGAAATTGCATCTTCAAGGAAGATAAACAATCTACGAACATTGATACGATCAAATGCTGATGCTTTTCCAAGACCAGTTTTATCGCCAAATAAGATGATACCTGCTCCTGGTGAGAATATAATTGGGTTAATTCGATTTGAGTAAAGTTTATCTCTTTGAATCTGTGAAGGATTGTATGCGAGTTTTACTGCGTTAAGAATTGATCCTCTTGCTGTTCCCGCTGGTGAGAACCAAGGGAAATTGTTTATGTCATTTCGAGCACAAGTTCCAGCAATATCTCCATTCATAGGTACATATCGGAATGTGTCTGCGAATCTATCATACATGTACTTGTATCCAGTATCGAATACAGCATAAGATGATGAAGGTATTGGTGAATAGTACTTGACTAAATTATCTGTTATATCTGAACTTGAAAGTATTTGAGCAGATCCAACAGTGTCAACAAGAACTGATCCTCTGTTAGGAGAAATAAATGCGACTGTATCTTTTCTAATTTCAGCGATCGATATTAATTTGGAAGAAAGTGCCTGAGAATCCTCTCTAGACATTGATCCTGATCCCATAAGTAAGAAATCTACATCAAATTCTTCTGTATTTTCAAATAGTTCGTAACCAGAAACTAATCCACTAAGCGGAACTGATAATGAACCAGCAGCTGAATAATCAGAACCACTGTCATAATTTTGTCCACCAGCTAATGTAAGAGTTGTTGCTCCAATACCAGCAAAACTGATTCCTTGAGCATTTTGATCCCAACCATTATCAGAAGAATGTGAATTAAAGAATGATGTTCCACCAGCACCAGTAGCGATATTAGTTGTTGTAATACCTGTAGGAGCTCCACCAGCAAAGATAGTCTTTGAAGAATTTACAATAAATTTTCTCCAATATGAAGGAGATCCAGCGGAAAACTCAGCATCTTTTGCTTTTGAAAGATTTAAGTTCTTTTCAAGGATTGTTCCAGCATTACCTGTTATCGTTCCTTTATCATCAATAACTACTACATGAACTTCATCAAATCTTGAACTTCTTGCTGAAGCATAGTTTGAAGTACCTGGTCTATCAGCAAGTTGACTCCACTGAAGAGTACTGTTAGTTAATTGAACTGTTTGTTGATCATACCAGTCTTTTTGTGCTGTAACAGATTCTGTTCCAACAATAGAACCATCACCAACTTGACGAAGTGTAAGAGTTCCTGTTCCAGGAAAAGAAAATGTTCCGAGTGGTTCATAATCTTTAGCAGTTTCTATTCCAGCAGCGGATACGTGACTAATAAATTTAACACTAATCTGACCAGATATATCTGTCTCAGTAACTATTCCCTTATAGAATCCATCAAGAACAGATGTTGAACCAGCTCCTATTTGATAGGTTGCGGATGGAACTTCCATTGTAATTCCCATACCAACAATAGCAGTGTGTGATGCTCCCACTGTAAGTACCTGATCAGCTGCGTTATCAACAATAGCGACTCTTAAGTCATTTGCCCAAGATCCAGGATTTCTTGCTGCTACAGTTATGTCTGTAATGGTATTTTCATCATAACCATTATTATTATAATCATCTAAAGAGTTTATTTTAATACTCGTTGCTGCTCCAACCTTTGCATTTGCTAAAGAAGCATCATCTGCTCTAACTACACTTAAAACTCCACCATAAGATAAGTATGAAGATGCTACCATCCAATCTTCATATTGACTATCCGTGGCAGTTGGTTCTCCAAAAAGGTCAATAAGATCAGCTT